AGCAGAGCAAAAACTTAAATCAAATAATTTATCAAATATACTTTTTACTGGTTTTAATACTTTTGATACTGCCTTCCCCAAACCAGAGAATCCTTTCTTTTCTAACTTATCTTCAGATGCAGATCTCCTCTCCCTCTCCTGTTTTCTTTTCTCTTTTGCTACAACTTGTTTCTTAAATTTTTGCTCTGCTCTTAGGGTTTCTAAAATGGAATCAATACCCTTTAGAACATCATCAAGATTCTCTTGCCCTTTATCTGATATTGGACGGGAAATAAATGGTTGACTAGCAATTCCAGATGATTTTACGATTGCTCCGCCACGTCCACTACCTGGAAGTGCTTTAGCACCGCCACTCATCACAGGTCCAGTCTTTTTTTCTAAAACTTTATTAACAAAATTTTCAAAGTTTATCTTATCACCTCTCTTCTTAAACCCTTCTTTTCTCTCAGCAGGAGATAATCTTTGACCCGCAATAGTTCCATTAGAGGTAAGTTCATCAAGATACGCTGCGTATCTGTTTCCTCCAAAAAACTTTGATGGTGAGAGTGCTTTAGTTGAACGCATTTTGTTGTTTGTTCTTTAATTCCTCTTCTTCAAGATGCTGCTGCAGAAGGGCAACATAGATGTCTCGTTCCCAAGGCATCATGTTTTCAATCTCAGTCAAACTATATTTATGGTACTGCATCAAGGCAAAATTAAGTTGAAAATAATTCAACAAATCCATGTGTACCATGCCTAGGCGAAAAAAGATGATAACCCTTCCAGAACGATGTCACTCTCGACCTTTGTCTTTGGATTCTTAACTTTAACTGTATGAGAAAGTTTGGGCATAGTTTCAAAGAACTTCTCAATATCTTTGAACTGAGAAGAGTTCATTGACTCAAGAAAATCTGTAACCTCTTTCTTTGTACAATCAGCAGTGACCCAAACATCATCTTCCGTGTAAATTTTATCAATACAAGAAGCAATCAGATCAAATGATTGATCCATTGCACTCTTATCTTCAAAGTCAAAGTTATTTTTGATAAACTGCTCAAGAGATGGATACTTCATCTCCATCATGATTGTTTTATCAACTTTGATTTGATTCGTATGATCTTCGCTCTTTTGAACTTTAATATCATCCAAATTAATCATTACAGAAACTTCTGTTTCTTCATCGTCAGGACATATCAGATTAACTTCAATTTCCTCCCCAACTGACTTACCACGAATATTCAAGAACAAATATTCAATATCAAAAGTAGGAAGATTTTCTACTTTAATTCCTCTTGTTTGAATGCAGTTTTTAATTACTGACTTGATAGCAGTTGTAATTTGTTTTGTATCCTCACTTTCAAGAGCGATGACAAGAACCTTTTCTTCTTTTACAAGGAATGGTCTGTACTGGATTGTTTGTCCTGTGGATGGCAACTCAAGTTCATATGTAGGAGTCGCAATTTTTGGTAAAGGCATAATATCTTATAAAGATTTCAGTATGATTATTTATTGTTGTCCCGGAGAGGTCTGTTCACTTACGGGTAAGGTTCCTCCTCTGAATAATAACGCTGCATTCGTGTTAAATTGTGCTTGCCCGATGGGTGTGAACGCATTGGCACCAAAATTCTGAGCGTATGTACGAAGTGTTTCTGAATCATATATGTCACCATAATCAGCATTAAATGAAAATGGTATATCGGGGTTTGCAGCAAATGCTCTTCTACCGAAATCTGGAATGTTTCCTGTACCAGGAGCTTTGATTCCTTTTAATATATAACGAATATATGACATTGACACCGTGCACTTTAACAATGAAGATGTATCATAAGAAACAGACATTGAGTTAATTGCCAGTGGGAAAGATCTGATAAACTCATATTCTAAAACAGAAGTATAGTCTTTCTCAAACTTTCTTACAATTAAACCCTGATCAGAAATATATTCATCGGGGTATTTTACTCTATATGCATAGTTTTTTGCTCTTGTTTCACTTGAGTCCTCATTCATAATATATGATATCCAAGTTTCAAAAAATTTGATCGGTATATAATCTTTAGCATCGACATAGAATGTCAAATCAAGTCGATCATCAAATAATCTTCTATAAGCGTGCTTCTCAGTTACGCCAGTTCTATCATTATTTGCTTCTAATGTTGTCAACTGCGATCCTGGTAAAGATGCTTCAGAACACATTAAGTTAAGTCTCTCCTGCCTTATACCTAAAGCAACCTGAAGATCTCCTGGTATGCCAATCTCCACTTCAAAATGAGAAGTCAGTGCTGGACTTAATAATAGTGTTTTAATTTGTGATACCGACTTTGGTGTTGGCATTTATAAATACTATTTGACCTTATATATTATGTATAAGAGATGGCAGAGAGTATTAAGAGTAGATATAAACCATCGCATCCTGAGAAATATCAAGGTAATCCCAACAACATTATATGTCGGAGTAGTTGGGAACGCAAAATGTGTCGGTGGTGTGACTTGAATGAGAATATTATATCATGGGCATCGGAAGAGTTTAGTATCCCTTATGTGTCACCAGTAGATAATCGTGTTCATAGATATTACCCAGATTACTTGATTAAAGTCAAAGAGTCAACTGGTAAGGTTAAGACCTATGTGATAGAGGTAAAACCAAAGAAACAAACTGCTCCACCAAAGAGACCAAAAAGGCAAACTAAATCATACATCTATGAGTGCCAGATGTATGCAGTCAATCAAGCAAAGTGGAAAGCAGCAAAGGAATTTTGTTTAGATAATGGAGTTGAGTTCAAGATCATAACCGAAAATGAACTAGGAATCAAATGAATCGTCTAGAAGGAAACCAAATCAACAACGGCACAAATGATCAGGAAGATATGATGTTGGAGATTATGGATCTCTTGAAGGATACTGTTACACCCATCCCTGATGTAGGAACAATCTGCACTTTTGTTTACAATGCAAAGACTCCTGACATTAGATATGATCAGCACCCGCTAGTTGCTGTGACTGAATTATTTCAATGGGGATTCCGTGGACTTAACTTTCACTGGCAAGAATATAGACAATATACTTGGGAAGAACTTACTGGACAAGTTTATATTGTGCAACGAAATGAACTAGATGATTTACTTGCGATACCATATGCAAAGTTTGTAACTAAATAAATAAAAAGTTCTAGAAAATGAGCGTAAACTGGGATAATTTAAGAGGAGGATGGGTAGATGAAAGTGGCTCATTGAAAGCCAACTTTCCAGTACGCCAATCTCGATATAGTCGCACTAGTGGTTTAAGGACTGAAAATCAAGCTCTTGTAGATAATACAACGATGGTTGCCGTCGTAAACCCCAAAAATGGTGCCTTTGATGTTTATGATACTGATATTTTTGGAAGAAGGTCAATAGTTTATACATATAATCCATCAGATGGAAGTAAAAAAATACATGATGAAAATTTATTTCAACGCTCTTTTAAAGGAGCTTATGGAGTAGAGCAATATAATACTTTAAATAAATCAATAAAGCAAGCAACATTAGATAATTTAGAGCGACACAAATCTCAAGGCACTGTAGAGGGAGATTTACGAGACATTGGGCAAACAACTGGATATCAATCATATGCTAATACAGCAGATCTACCACCACCAGAAAACCCTCCAGGTGGAGATGATCCAGATCCCGATTCTCCAGCAGCAAGTCCTGAAAGTCTTGCTCAAGCAAACCCAGCACAATTGTCATCGGCAGTCGGACAAGCAGCAGGAAAAACTAGGAAAAAATTTCCATTAAATTTAAGATATCCATTAGATCTAGCAGAACAATCTCAAGATTTCTTGAGGATTGAAATGGTTGAATATCAACCAAGAGGATTTGGTCCAGGCCCAGGTGGTAATCTTAGTTTTGCTCCAGGTAGACCTGCTCCTGGTCCAGCAATTGGAGGAGTCACTTTACCAATTGCAACTCCATCAGACACTAATGCTGTGCAATTTGGTTCTGAAAATATGAATGCTCTTGAAGCAGAGGCAGCACTAGTTGCTCTAGCAACAATGGGCAAAGGTGGTAAAGGTCTCGCAGAAGCTGCTACAAGTCTTGCTGATAGAATAAAAACTAATAGTTCAGAGGTTAAAACTGCTCTCACCGCTTTCTTCACAGGTGCAGCGACTGGAACAGGACAACAAATAGTACAAAGAGCAGCAGGTGCAGTCTTTAATCCAAATATGGAACTGCTGTTTAATGCTCCATCTTTGAGACCTTTTACATTTTCATATAAATTAACGGCAAGAAGTCAAGATGAATCAGATATGATTATTGGAATCATTCGCATGTTTAAGCAGGGAATGGCACCACAAAGAACACCATCAAACCTTTTCCTCAAAGCTCCTCACACTTTTAGATTGTCATATAAACAAAAAGGTCAAGATCATAAGTTCTTAAATAAATTTAAAGAATGTGCACTGCAATCAATGAATGTTAATTATGCTCCAGAAGGAACATATGCAACCTTTAGTGATGGTAAAATGGTTTCTTATCAAATAACACTGCAATTTCAAGAACTTGAACCAGTATTTAATGATGATTATGGTGAAGGAACTGGTCAGACGGGTCCAGATACAGAGATAGGTTTCTAAAATGGCAAATCCTTACTTCCGCAATCTACCAGATTTTGAATATGTCAACACTACCCCTGATGGTAGAAGCATATCTGATTATGTTACTGTAAAAAATCTGTTTAAAAAAGGCAAATTAAGAGAAGACAT